GTGAGTTACGCGCAAAGATAATGATGGAAATGCAGGGGGAACAATGAGCATGCAAGACATTTTAAAAGCCGTGTTGCCTATCCTTGTTGCTGCTATTGGATGGCTGCTGTCTGAAGTTGGATCATTTAATACACGGCTAACTAAGATTGAAGGCGCTATGCCAGCATTGATTACCGAGCAAGGTGTTCCAACTGATAGCCCTATTTCAGCCGAACGCCGTCATGTAATGAAAGAAGAAATCTACAAAGAGATTCACGACCTACAGGTACGGGTCAAGCTTATGGAAGAAAGAGGTAAAAAATAATGCTGACACTACTTTCAACGCTTGTATCGTTTTTGATGGGCGGTCTGCCCAAGATATTGGATTTCTTTCAAGACAAAGCTGACAAAGGCCACGAGTTAAAACTAGCTCAGATGCAAACAGAGCGCGAGCTACAACTAGCAGCCGCAGGCTACGTAGCACAGCAGCGCATAGAAGAGATCAAACTTGATGAGATAAAGACGCAGACAGCTTCTGCGGAGAAAGTCTCGCTAATCGACGCACAACAAGCAGAGATGAGTGCCATCTACGCGCACGACATGAGCTTGAATGAAGGCACAAGTAAGTGGATGAAAGACTTCCGCGCCAGTGTTCGTCCTGTGATTACTTACGGGTTTTTCTTCTTACTGGTTGGTATTGATTCTGTGTTGGCATACAAAGGTTTGACTAGCGGCGTTGACTTTGTGCAGTTAGCTGACCAGCTTTGGGATAACGAGACTCAGGCGCTCTTCGCTTCGATTATTGCGTTTCACTTCGGTGGACGGGCGTTTGGGAAATGATTAGCCCTAAAGCTTTAAAGATGATTGCCCACCACGAGGGCGTAAGGATTAAACCTTACCAATGCCCTGCTAAGTTGTGGACGATTGGGGTGGGGCATGTGATTGACCCAAACCACGGCAAGCTAAAGATAGAAGACAGGGTAGGTTTGCCTTGCCCAGCAGGGTGGAACCGAACATTTACAATGGAAGAAGTGGATGCCATACTTGCTAAAGACCTTGAGCGTTTTGAGCGCGGAGTTCTTAAATATTGTCCTACTGCTGGTAGCCGCCAAGCTTGGTTGGATAGTTTGGTTAGTTTTTCCTTCAATGTAGGCTTAGGAACTTTGCAACGCAGCACACTGCGACAGAAACACAACCGGGGCGACTACGATGGCGCAGCCGAAGAATTTTTAAAGTATACGAAAGCCGGGGGCAAAGTACTGAAAGGTCTTGAGAACCGCCGCAAAGATGAACGCGCTTTGTACTTGGGTGGGTAAATGCCATTACAGAAACTGCAACTCCGTCCGGGCGTCAACAGGGAGTCAACTACTCTTGCCAATGAGGGTGGATGGTTTGACTGCGACAAGATTAGATTTCGTTCAGGCTATCCACAAAAGATAGGCGGCTGGGCACCTTTGTCTAGCTCTACGTATGTAGGCGTAGCGCGTTCGCTCTGGAACTGGGTGACGCTGAAGGGGTACAACCTCCTAGGCGTAGGCACTAACATCAAGTATTACATTGAGAGCGGCGGCACATACAACGACATCACGCCTATCCGCGTAACTACAACGCTGCCTAACAATCCGTTCACAACGCTAAACGCATTCCCCACAGTGACGGTTAACGCGCCGAATCATGGCGCTAATAATGGCGACTACGTTACGTTCTCCGGTGCTACAACTGTAGGCGGGTTGAACTTAAACAATGAGTACGTGATTACGTACATAAACTCTAATAGCTACAGCATCACAGCGTCCAGCAACGCTACGTCAACTGCTACGGGTGGTGGAGCTGCGGTGGCGGCTGCGTATCAACTAAATAGTGGCAACTCAACAGTTACGTATCAAACAGGTTGGGGTGCGGGTCTATGGGGTGGATATGTTTTTGGTACAGCAACCACGACACTTAACGGCACTATAAACAGCTCAGCTACTACGATAGTCGTTACCTCTACTACAGGGTTTGCTGCAACAGGTAGGATACTAATAGACAGCGAGCTTATTACTTACACAGGCAAAACAGGCACAGACTTTACGGGTTGTACACGAGGAGCTTTAGGTACAACCGCAGCAGCCCACACAACAGGCGTTATTGTTACTGATGCTGCTACTTTTACGGGTTGGGGTCAGTCTGTATCTGCAACTGCGTTTACGCAGATTCGTCTGTGGTCTGAAGCTAACTTTGGTGAGTACCTGCTGATTAACCCGTCAAATGGCCCTATTTACCTGTGGGTGCCTAGCTACAACGTCAGCGGCAACTTAACTTTTACTAACCGCGCGCAGCTTTTGTCTTCTTCGGGTTCAGGTTTGTATCAGACCGATGCAGACTGCCCAAGCGTAGCGTCGTTTATTACTGTGTCCGATTCGTCACGGTTTGTAATTGCTTTTGGGGTTAACGGGTACACCACTGATCCAAACCCTACTCAGCAAGACCCGATGTTGATTCGCTGGTCAGATCAGGAAAACTATCAAGTATGGACTCCTGCTATTACTAACCAAGCGGGTAGCTTCCGTTTGAGTTCGGGTTCATTTATTGTTGCGGCGCAACAAACACGCCAAGAGATTCTGGTTTGGACAGACGCCGCGTTGTACTCCATGCAATACTTAGGGCCACCGTTTGTGTGGGGTTTTAATATCCTATCGGATAATATTTCTATCATTAGCCCTAACGCAGTAGCCACAGCTAACAACGTCACTTACTGGATGGGTGCAGATAAGTTCTATGCTTACTCTGGTCGTGTTGAAACGCTGCCATGCTCCCTGCGTCAGTATGTATTTGGTGACATAAACACAACCCAAAGTTCACAGTGCTTTGCCGGTACTAACGAGGGTTACAGCGAGGTCTGGTGGTACTACTGCTCGGCTGATTCTAGCGTGGTTGACCGCTACGTCATATATAACTACCTTGACCAAGTCTGGTACTACGGCACTTTAGGGCGCACAGCATGGCTAGATAGCCCGCTACGTAACTTCCCAATGGCGGCAACCTATAGCAATAATGTTGTGTTTCATGAGAATGGTGTGGATGACATCACCACAACGGGTAACATACTGCCTATTACATCGTACATACAATCGTCAGACTTTGACATTGGTGACGGACACAACTACGGCTTTGTGTGGAGAATGATTCCTGACATTACGTTTGACGGGTCTACTACTCCTACGCCTAATACGCCGCAAGTTACATTCACTGTGCGTCCACGACAAAACCCCGGTGCGCCTTACGGTACAGCAGATGTACCTACGGTTGCGTCAACCCAGTCTTATGCTAACCAGCGTAACTACACGGTGCAAGAGTTTACTCAGATTGTGTACACACGACTGCGTGGTCGCCAAATGGCCTTTAAGATTGTTTCGGATACGATAGGTACGCAGTGGCAGTTAGGTGTGCCTAGGATTGACGTCAGACCGGATGGACGCAGATGACCACTAACGTCGTTACTACAGAATCCGACACCCTTACAAGGACTAAAGCTCCGGCGCTGCCCCTCGCTCCTATGGTCTATAGCCGTCAGTACGGCGATCAGCTTAATAACGTGCTGCGTCTATACTTTAGTCAGCTAGACAACTTTGTGGGTCAGTTTGCGCTTGGTTCTGTCTATCTTGTAGCCAACCTACCCCCTGCTGCTGCGGTTAGCGTAGGTGCAAGAGCGTTTGTAACTAACTCGTCTGTAACTACATTTAATACGATTGTTGCTGGCGGCGGTGCTAATAACGTGCCTGTATTCTTTGATGGTACTAACTGGAGAGTCGGTTGACCCCAGTAAGAGAGACGCTGTATCAAGATGATGAAGTGCATTTTCTATGTGATTACATTATCAACAAAACAAAAGTAGCCATGCACTTAAACATCACGCCGGGAGCGTGGTCACCATCAAGATTTAAGCGGTATAAGGCTATCTTTTTCCAGCAGATTGTGCCTTATTTGAAAGACAAACAATACGGCGAAGTGTATGCTACACCCTTTGAAAACGATGTAAAAGCCCAGAAACTCATAGTGATGTTCGGGTTGAAAGAATTTGATAGGAAGTCAGGCTGTGTCCTGATGAAACGGGAGATTTAACATGCCAGCACTATTACCCGCAGTTGGTGTCGAAGCGCTGTTTGCTTCTTCTACTGCCGCTTTATCTGCCGCTGAAATTGCCGCCGCCGCTCAAGCTGCCGCTGCCGCTGCCCAAACTGCCGCTGCTACAACTGCTGCTACTACCGCTGCCACAACCGCCGCTGCCGCCGCTCCTGCTGTTGAAGCCGCTGCTACGCTTCCGGGTATTCTTCCTCAAGTTACTACTGGCCTTGCACCTGAAGTAGTGGGTGGGGCGCAAGGGATTATGTCAAGCGGCGCTGTCGCACCAGCCGTAGAAGCTGGCACACAAGCAGCAATGCAGCAAGCGCAAGTTCAAGCGTTGGGACAAGGCGCTCAAGGTAGTGGTGAACTACTACAAGGTTTAGACGCGGCAAAGTTTGATGCTGTTTCTGGGCAAACAGGGTTACCAGCCAATGCTTACCCCGCCCCTCCTCCCGGCCCTGCACCTGCTGCTGCGCCTCCCGGCCCTCCACCCGGCCCTGCTCAATCTCCTTTAGGTATTAACCCTCAAGCTCCTGTTCCGCAATTTGGTGTTCCTCCGGCTGAAGGTGCTTTTGTCGGCCCTATTAAACCAACAACCACCGCAATGGAAAGAGGTGGTGCAAGCGCGTTTAAACTGATAGGTCAAATGACAGACTTTGCTAAAGAGAACCCAATCACTTCTCTTGGTGGTGTAATGACTGCGCAAAAGCTGGGCATCTTTGGGGGTAACGATAACGGCCCCAAAAAAGACGAATACGAACGCACGCCTTATGCTGGATTGAGTAAGACATTTCAACCCGGTGGCCCTAGTAAGTACTTGTATGGTTTTGCAAATGGTGGCCCAGTTGAACAGATGTCCAATACCAACGCTGGGATTATGCCAACCACAGGGCAGAACAATATGTACCCTATGTCCCAGCAAAAACCGCTTGCATACGCTAACCCATCTATGCAAAACCCTATATCGCAAAACGTATTAGATGTGGGTGATGCTGGCAACCTTGATGCTTACACAGGCATGCCTAAGTTTGCTGAAGGCGGTTCTACTTACGACGATGATAAAGAAGCTGCAAAAGTAGCAGAGATGCGCAAACGCTATTCTAAGATGATGGGTGATAGCTCAAACATGGAAGATAACGTAGCTGAAATGAAGTCTGCCGCAGCAAGAGCGCAAAGTAAAGCAGGTCATGTAGGACATAGCGTTACTAACCTTAGTAAAACTGCGGGGGACGCAGCGCAAAGTGAATTAGCTGCATTAATGGAGAAGTACAAGATTAAATCTTCGTTACCTAAAATGCTTAGCCCTCAAAGCGGAAGTATGGAGTACGCAGCTAGTGGCGGCATTATGCACGGTCTAGGAGGTTACTCAGATGGTGGGCGTTTATTGAAAGGGCCGGGTGATGGCGTATCTGATTCTATCCCTGCTGTTATTGGCAGTAAGCAGCCTGCTCGCCTTGCTGATGGAGAGTTTGTTATCCCTGCACGAATTGTTTCAGAGCTTGGAAACGGAAGCACAGAGGCAGGTGCAAGACAACTCTACGCAATGATGGAACGCATACAGAAGAACCGTAAGAAGTCTGTAGGTAAAGGTAAAGTAGCTGTTGACTCTAAAGCTAAGAAACATTTACCCGCATAAAGATGCCTTTATATCAAATTACTCCAGCACAACTTCCACAGGTTTGTCCTATTGCCGCTCCTTTACTTCAAAGAGCTATTGATTTAGACCCTGCTGAAATTACTATTGAGCAGGTAGAGTATGCCGTTCGGACAGGTCGTACTTTTTTAATAGTGTGGGATGAACCTGAAGAAGGTATTACTGGCGCCGCAACAATTGATTTTATTGACTACCCCCGTGAACGTATTGCGCACGGAAATTTAATGGGTGGTAAAGGCATAGTAAGAGATTACGTAGTTGCAGAAATGTACAACTGGATGCGTTCTCATGGGGCTACACAAGCTCAATGTTGGGCTAGAGGTTCCTTGGTTGAAATGTATAAAAAAATGGGTATGGAAAATACTCATCAGGTAATGAGGGCTAAATTATGAATATCTTTAAATGGCTGTTTAACCCCAACTGGTTTACCTTCAATTTGGGTGGCGGCGGTGGGGGTCAACCAAACACGACTTATTCTCAGACGTCCAACATCCCTGAATACGCTCGGCCTTACGTTGAGCAAATGCTTGGTGCTACACAGCGTCAGTTATTTACCGGCACAAACGATGCGCAAGGTAACTTTACACCTACCGGGTTCAACAACTTTACCCCTTATGGCGCTACGTTTAAGCAAGACGCAAAAGGCAATCCAATACGTGATGCAAGCGGTAACGTCTTATATACCAACTCGGCACAACAACAAGCTCAAGCTGCCGTGGCTCCTGTTAGTGCTGGTCAGCAAATGGCTACTAACAGCATCAACCAATACGTTGCGCCTTCACAAACCGGTGGGGCTAGTGCTATTGCTGGAGATATAGCAGGTCGTTCGGCTGCTAGTGGGTACTACTCGCCTCTACAAGCTGAGCGGTTTCAGCTTGGTTCGCCACAACAAGTGCGTACAGACTCGTTCACAGCACCGTATGTATCTCAGGCGTATATGTCGCCGTACATGCAGAATGTAGTTAACACCCAGCAGCGCGAAGCTAGCCGTCAATCACAAATTCAACGTAACCAAAACCAAGCTCAAGCTGTAGGTCAAGGCGCGTTTGGTGGGTCGCGTCAGGGTATTGTTGAAGCAGAACGTCAACGTAACTTGGCTACACAGTTAGGCGATATACAAGGTACAGGGCTACAGCAAGCATACGGTGCAGGGCAGCAGCAGTTCAACGCAGAACAAGCCGCGTACCTTCAAGCTCAGCAAGCTAATCAAGGTGCTAATCTTAACGTCGCTACTCAAAACTTACAGTCTCAACAGCAAGCGCAAGCAGCGCAAGAAGCATCACGCCAGTTTGGCGCTCAACTAGGACTGCAAGGCTACGGTCAAAGTTTGCAAGCTGCACAAACACTTGGTAGTTTAGGACAGCAACAGTACCAGCAAGACATGGGCACTATTCAAGCTATGGCTGGTATGGGTGCAGCAGAACAAGCGCAGACACAAAAGATAATTGACCAAGCAATGCAGAACTATGGCACTGCGCAACAGTACCCACTGATGCAGCTTGGTGTGATGTCAAACATGCTGCGCGGTCTGCCTATGCAAGCGTCCACAACTAACATGTACCAAGCGCAGCCGTCAATGGCGTCGCAAATAGCTGGAGGGGTGGGAACTGGTCTAGGTCTGTATCAACAAGGTCAGCAAGCTAAGCTGTTTAAAAAAGGTGGCATAGTTAGTATGGCTGGTGGCGGTGCTACAGGTGTGCCTGCTGGCAAATTACAAGCTGCTTTTAAAGGGCCTAGCTTTGACGACAAAGAGCTTGGGATGAAAGCGCAAGATGCAAGCGACCCAATAACTCAAGCCGCTGCGGCAACTGAGATGGCACGTCGCGCTAGACTACGCGCTGGCGCTCCGGTGATGGCAGCTAATGGCGGCATCATTGCGTTTAAAGACGGTGATGAAGTTAAAGACCTTGACGATACAAAAAAAGGAATACTGCGTAAGCTAAAAGAAGAAGGCCCAGTCTCTACTGCTACAGGGTCGTCGCCTGAAAAATCAGACGTTGATCCGTACGCTTCTAACGTGGGGCCGTACCTAGCTAATAAAGCAGGGTTGGATAAAGCTAAGCCTACGTACGAAGACACACTGCAAGACCAAATTACTAAGCTAGGTAAGTCACAAGAACAGCTAGACAAAGATAGGAATTTATCTGTTACAGACAGAATGAAGCAGCAAGAAGCTGAACGTGAAAAGATGGGTCTTCCTTCACCTTACGGTGGCGAGTTAGAAAAGATTACCAAACGACGTGAGAAAGTAGACGAAGACTCTGTACAAGAAGCAAGAGAAAATTTGACTATGTTCTTGCAACGCTGGGGTACTACACCCGGTGCTACTTTGCTTGCTATGAACAAAGCAGGTATGGAGATGGTAGAGAAATCAGGTCTTGATCGTAAGGCGCGTCGTAAACTGCTTGACCAACTAGATGGTGTAGAAAGAGATTTACGCACAGGCGAGTATCAACGTCGTCTTGGCGAAGAAGAGAGAGCGCGTAACCATATTGAGAAAGCCGGTAAAGAGTACAACCAAGTTGGCGAAAAAATTGTTGAGTACACCGTTAAGCTTATTAACAACGAAGCTACTAATGAAGCAAGAACAAAGATAGCTGAGTTAGCGGAAAAGCTGCGGGAAGCTAAAGC